ATATTTTCAAGCGGATTCGCTACAAATGATGGAAAAGCCCGCCAACCTATTATACTCCTCCCAATATTAGCAGCTTCCAGCAACAAAGCCCCTTGTGTTTTCTCGGTAATTGCATTTGTTGCTTCCGCTAATAATTTTGTCTCCTTTTGTGCTTGCTTTAATTTGCTTATATAATTAACTAATCCACCAACAAGAGCCCCCACAGCTGCTATTGCAAGCCCATAAGGAGTAGCTATTTGAACAGCATTATAAAGGGTTGCCGCTTTCCGTGCAGCTTTGTACGCATTGGCGATACCTATTATTGCTAAGCGAGCTGCCCCGTACAGCTTTATCATTTTTGAAACAAGTATTATAATAGGACCGAGTGATGCGGCTACTACTGCTGTAACTTGAATGAAGTACTTTTGACTATCGGTCAATCCCCTCCACCAAGCAGCAAGATTTTTTATACTATTAGAAAAGGCTATCAGCAAAGGAAGTATAAACTCCTTTAATGATGTTCCAAGTTCGATGAGTGCATTATTTGAATCCGTCATAGCCCTATTCCATACGGCTGTTATCGTGTTAGAATACTCCTTAAATGCCCTATCTGTTTCTCCTATTGAATTTTTCATTTGTTCAGCAACGTAAATATTTTCTTCCATTGCTTCCCCAGTAACATTTAAGAAGGCAGACAAGGCTCGGATGTTACCAAATACATCATCCGCAATTTCGATACTACCTAAATCATATAACTTGTCCTTAAATTGGATTAATGCTTGGAAAAGTCCTTTTTCTGCAACTGTCTTTCTAAAGGCATCCGCAGACCAGTTTAAACTCTCTAATGCTTCATGTGCCTGAGAAGCAGGTCCCATTAACTGACTTAACAACTGTCTTAATTGCGTAGCAGCAGTTTCGGCAGTAGTACCAGTTCTGGTAAGCATAGCCATCATTCCAGAAATTTCCTCAAAAGATACACCCATATCAGACGCAACCGGTAATATGATACCCATTGCAGCCACAAGGTCTTCAAATTCAGCCTTTCCCAAAGCTACTGACCGGACAAGCATATCAGTAACGTCAGAGGCTTCCAATCCACTTTGGCGATAGGCATTCATTGCAGAAGTAACCAAGTCAGAGACATTCTTTACCTCTACTTGATTAACAGCCGCCACTTTTGCGGATGCACTTAATATATCTAAAGCTTCTGCTGTGTCTTCAAAACCAGAAGAAGTAATGTACTGCATAGCATCAGCCAATTCCTGTGCCATGATACCTGTTTCAGACGCTAAATTCATAACAGGTTCCCTCATTGCCTCTACTTCATTCTTGGCAAGTCCTACCATAGACACCATCATGTTCATCTGATGGTCAAATTTCTTTTCAGCATTAAATGCCGCAGCACCTAATCCCAAGATAGGTGCTGTGACATACATAGAGAGATTCTTCCCAAACTTTTGCATTGAGCCGGCAGTCTTGTCCAAACTCCTACTAATGGACTGGGAAGACTTTTCCGCTTCAGTCTCAACTTTTTTGAAAGAGGTTTTTACTTCTTCCATAGAAGCCTTAAAATCCTTTATATCCAGTCCTAGTTGGGCAATTAATGCACCTATTTTTTCTTCACTCATTGCCTTGCGTTTTATCAGGTTTAATCTCTCTTTTTTTGCGCTTTTGCTGTTGATTCACATANCTGTTTTGCATACTAGCTATTCCCTTCATTGTAGCCCATATTTCCTCAACAGATTGTTTGCGCTTACCTCTATTAGNGTCCTTATCCCACGGGAAGGGAAACAATTTTGATGGATTGTTTTCTATTCTCTTCATCTGTCTTCCTGCCGCATTCCAGATATGCAACGTTATGAATCTGGCCGCTTCCATCAATGTTTGGACTTGTTGCTCTTCCTTTTTATTCACAATCTCCAGTGCTATGAAAAACTCTACCGGAGTAAGATCATAAAATTCCTGAGCAGACAACCCCAGTCTGGATATAGCTATTCCACATAATCGGTCATAGCTATATCCTCCGTGGGTGTTTAGTTTTTTCCCTCCTCATCTACACTTTCTTCCTTAGCCTCTTGCACTAGTTCGGCTTCTTTTGGCCCCATTTCCTTAAAGAAAGAAGGCATATCCTTTAGGAAGGAAACATAGCATTGGTCAAAAATATCCTCAATAACTTCTGGATCATTAATATCCACAGAGGTTCCGTCTTGGTGTTTTAATGTTGTTCCTGTTACACGTAATCCTTTTTGAAGTGAATAAAAGAACAACAATTCTATATCAGCTATTTTCATATCCGACATATCTACACCAAAAATAGACCTTCCAGTCTTTTGCTCAAATCTCTTTAAGCAACTGATAGTCAATCTTACTGGGACTTCCCCAAATTGTGTTGCATAATACTTAACCATGATTAATAATTTTAATTGTTAATAAAATCTTGATTAGATCAAATAATGCACCTTATGATGCAGTACTTTGGTTAACCTTTCCGGAAATTTGAATAGTAACATCACAAGTAATCTTATCCCCAATAGGAATAGAGATTGGAAGTTCTGTTACAAATCCCTTGAAAGTGAATACAGTTTCGTCTTCATCAGGTAGTTCGATAGCATATGATTGAATTGTGTCAGACTCGAAGTCTGCATTCAACACGTCATAGTTGTCCCTGGTGAAGTTCATGTTCAGTGTAACAGTACCGGGTTCACGTAATCCGGCAATGTACTGACGATAGCCGTCAACATCTTCAAGTCTGGTTACTTCAATTGTTTCCCTTGACTTGGTTGGTCCATCTATGGAATTGATTTCTCCAATTGCTGCACCATTCCTTTTAAAAATGGTACCTTGACCAGTAATTGCTTCACTTTGTGCCATAGTTCAAAATAATTAAAAATTAAACAATCATTTTCTTTGTGCTTCCATACTAAAAATAAGAGACACCCTGTTTTTTGTATCCCATTCCAGTACTTCCGGAGTGAGTAATACACTTACCAAGGTGTAGGTTCTTCCATTAAATTCAAGTCCATATTGCCCTTGCAATACGTCTATAAGTTCCCAAGCATTATTCATAGCCTGTTCATAGTTTACATCCCTAACAACCACCTGAAATGCATCTCTAAAATACAATTCTTTTTTTAATCCTAAATCAGGTCTGGTCCCATTTATATCGTATAAAGTTACACATGTATTCGGTTGGTCCGGCATACGTGCTATGAATAAATTTTGCCCAAATACCCATTTTGGTATATTGGCAGTTATAAAATCCTTTATATCAATTGTTACAGCGTTCATTTTGCAGAATCTTTTAGGATTTTTATAATAGTACCTTTAGCAGCTTTCAAATGTGCAAGAAAATAGTTTGAACCGGCTCCGGGTCGTTTCCAATTTGCTGTATGGTTCTCATGTACTGGAATTGCATAGTTTGCAGCAAATCCAAATACCATCCCACCATTTTTAGCCAACTTTTTTAGCGTAGATTTTGCTCTGGACTTGATGGCTTGTTGCTGTTGTAATAGCTCTTGTTTAACATCCTTTTTTGTTCCAGCAGTAGAGGAAAAACTACTTTCAGAACCCTGACTATCTTGTACAAAAGCAAAATAACTAGCCCTTAGGTTACCTGTATCAACAGGAACTAATGGCGTGTCAGTATCTACTCTTCTGTATATCTCCATAGCCACACGAATATATCCAGCACTGGTAATGTTCTTTTGAAAACGTCTTGTTTTCTTATTAAGGTTCTTCATTACCTTATCCACACCCTTTATTGTATATAGTTTAGCCATTTTTTACAAATAAACTGTTTTGACAAAAACTGTATTTGAAAATATCATTGGTATTCTGGTAAACCGTTGTACTTCGTATGCCGTTGTTATGTTTAATGGATTGGTGTCTGTAAGGTCCCCAATTTCGCCAAGGAATAGGTAATCCTTTCGCGAAATGGTACCGGCTGAGTCTGGTATAAGGACAATTGCTTTTCCGTCGAAAATTTCGCCTCTATCGTCTTTTTGCAAACCATCGTTGTCTGTCCACCTAACCTTTATCTGTACCGGATCAGAAAATAAAGACATACCCATTCCATCAGTACCTAGGTACTTCCAATGTACACATGGTTGTACACAAACTCTTTCTATGAAATCATTGATAGCCATTATTATTTACCCTCTTTTATAACCCACATTTTAGCCGCTTTTCCTGCAATGGTATTCAAAGTACCAGTTGTATCCAGTGCAATGGCTTGTTGGCCATAAGTAGTTCCTCTCAAACCAGTATAAGACATTCCAGTGTATCTGATGTAAGCACCTCCGGCTCCTTCTTCTCTGGCCTGTCTTTCCCGGCTACTTGCAATTAAGTGGGCTGTCATCCACCTGTGAATCTCCTTCATAATTTTTGGAGGCAAATCAGTCTCTCTCAATACGTCCATCATTGCATCCGCAGATTCAATAAAATGAACCATATCTTCATCAGGAATAGTTGTAGGGATAATAGCCCTTACTTCATCAATAGTTATCGTTGACATAATTGCTTATTTTTACGTTGTTTCCAAAATTTAGGGTCAATTTTTGACAATATTTCCGACTTCCAAGGTAATCCCAACCATTCCAGTAATTCATATACTTCCCTGTAATCTCCTTGGGTCATACGATTTGGCCAAATTGTTTTGCAATTCATTCCACCTACCATTATCATATCCCTCATACCAACTTCATATGCACTAAGGTAAACCCTCCATTCTTCTTTGGTGTTGCATTGTGTCATATAACTAGTATGCATACATGAATAAATAATATCACTCATATCCCGCCTCACAAGTACAACTTTGGCATCAGGGAAGGCATACTGAAAAACCGGCCAAAATAAAGCTATATCTGAATGTTTTATGGCCCAAATTCCACTTTTGTATCCTTGTTTTTGTATAATAGAGCATACTTTGTCTCTAAAGTCTTGTGGAATCATTTGTTGCCCGTGTTCCTCATACAAAGTTTTTATTGTATTAATCAAAGCATCGTATTGCGTATTTTCATACATTTTATCCACTTTACCAAAATAAGCACCGGATATAGCAAGTATATTTGCTATCAGTGTCTTGCCAGAACGAGGACAACCAGTTATCAGGATGGGTGGAACGATCTTCATATCTTATTTATTTAAAAGTAATCCTTTGCTTTCACTTTAGGGAAATACGGTATTTTGCTTACCGCACTTGCATTCAATATTTCAATTTCTTTTTCTTGTGCATCTCTGTAAATATCCCAGGCCGACCGCATGTGTTTTTTAAAAGATTTAGTTGGATCTTGTCCTTTGCTTAATTTGGTTTCCATAGAATGTATGTGTGAACCTAATTCTGTACAAGTCATATCCATACCCAAAAGGATAATCCTTTTTGCACCAAAATGATAAGCTAAATCAATAGCACTCATACCACTATTGCCATTAAAGCATACGGCATTCTTTTCTGGTGACAAACCCCATACTTTTTTAGTACTACGTCGAACATATTTTATATCAGCCGATTCTAACAACTCTCGGTCATTGCCTATATCTGAGTTGTTTGTTATACGCAATCCTTCAAATTCGGCAATTCTTGTGTCCATATCACTCTGTGTGTACATTTCCTTGTCAGAAAAGTAAAATACATCAATCCAGTTTCCTATTAAAAAAGCATGATTGATGCCAATTACATGTTTATCATGTATAGGGGCTAAATAAGGTGAATATTCCGACAAAGGTAGTTCTCCGTTGATAACTTTCCTTGCTAGCCCAAACGGAATACCAAATTCAAATAGTAAAGAGGTACCGCACCCTATAATCCATGCGGTACCACCTTCCCATATTTTTGGAATTTTCCAAGCCATAGCTTACTCCTGATTTTTATCTTGTTCATCGTCCCCAGACCCTGCAAGCAGTTGTTTCAAATACTGTTCAGCAGGACCTTTACGGAGGTTCTTCTCACAAAGTTTTTTGCCATTGATATCTACTATATTGTAAAAGCCTTTAGCAACTTCTACAATTTTGTAAACATCATTGATCTTCTTTGTCTTTTCAACAATGGCAGTGTTCTCTGACTCTATTAGCTCCAAAGAGGACAGGAATGCCTTAGGAATGTCAATTCTTCTGGCATAAAATGTGTCTCCTTGCCTTATCTTTCTACCATCCCTTAGAATAAGGACACCACCACCTTTTTTTCTCCAAAGAGAACCGGATTCTTTTTTTACGTTTGCCATAATAAATAATATTAAAAGCTTGATTAGCCTTATTAAAAATTATGCTATGTGGAATACACCACAATTGCCATTGTAATCAGAACGGATTTGAGGAACTTGGATGGTCATTACTTTGTAATGAGTGGTCATTCCACCTTCTGAACTCCATTCTACGTTTTGGATGGGCATACCCTTAACCAAACGAACTACATCAGGACGCATTTCGACAAATATAATATTGTCAGCTGCAAGAGTATCTGATACAGTGATACCACGGATACCAGAAATCTTTAAGATACGTTCACGGATGGTTTGGGCACTAGCACCAGAAACATCATAATCTTGGTCAAGAATGGTTTCGTATGCAGTTGGAATATAGATTTGGAAAGGACCATACCTACGTTCATTAATAGCAGCTTGTTTCCAAGACAAAACCTGATCAACAATCTCTTTTGGGGTAATGGAACTATCNTNCCAAGCNTTNGTNANGGNAANNTCGTTCTTGTCTGGATGGTTTACATAAGAGTAAATTACACCACCACCATAAGAATAGGTCTTATCAGTAAACAGCATTTCTTCCAACTTCACAGCTACTTTACGGGCAGCACGTTCTGCCATAGTAGTATCTAGAGGTTCCCCTTTAGTTCTGGAAGCAGCCAATACACGTGCGTTGATATCATAATCAGCGTAGGTTATTGGCAAGGGCAGATATGTCATTCCGTATTGAGGAGCATCCCCTTTACCACGACGAACACCATCCATAGAAAGTTCAGCTTCAAGAGCATCACTCATGGTTTGGCTTTCCAGTACAGTAGTACCAAGACCATTTGGCAGATTATAAACCAATCCAGCAGCTTCCAAGTCAGATATACCAACCAGACGTTCATCAGCTACACGAATTACAGCAGTGTCCAACTGTTTCCACTCGTCTTTCAACAGGGTTGCAGCATTGACCTGAAATGTTTGGTAGCTTTCTTTCTTAGTAGGGTCTCCACCTTTGTAAACAGATACATAGGCTTTACCATCTTTGGCGACATAAGGGCGAAGCATATCACCCTTCATTCCATTATTTAACAAACGAGCAGCAACATTACCAGATGCAGCACCATTTGGAGTCAAAAATTCCATATCCATTTTTATTAAGTTTTAAAGGTTTACGAATTAGATAATTCTTGCAATAACACGTCCAGTTGCAGATGCACCAGTTGTTACAGCTTCTTCAGCAATAGCTATTGCTACATCACTGGTACCTTTCTTTTTAAGAACACCACCGGTTGTGATAGCAAGTTGGTCCCCAACCAAGATGGTTTGACTTGCTGCAAGAACAGCATATACAACATCACCACGTTGTGGAATCCAACATTGTACCATAGCACCAGTAGCATAAGCATCATTGATAGTCTTACCTTGGAAGCCATCGTAATCAGCTACCATAAGACCTTTTTCTTCATTAGCAACAGGAGCTACTTCTCCGTCACTATTCAACGCAATAAAAGTACCTGGAGTGATAGCAGAATCAGCCGGATACTCAGTAACTACCTTTAAGTAGTCTTTCAATTTAATAATGTGTTTAGCAGCCATTGTATTCAAATTTTAATGTTAATAAATTAGTTCTTTGATCCGCTATATACGGAAGGAATTGGTAGGAAATCAGTGTCGTCTTGTTCTTCGGCTCTACCGGCACCTAATCCAGCATAATTATTGATAGAAGCATCTTCTTTAGCAACTGACTTAGCAAGTTTGCTAAGGGTATTGAAATCCATAGCTTCAAGTTCTTCCTTAGTCCACACATCAGAAGACTTGGTTACAGTTTCAATGTAATCAGTCCTTTGTTGAGCATAGGTAGCAAGACCTATTTCAACAGCTTGTTTATCCTGTTCAGATAACAAAGAAAGCACTTCTTCCTTTTTGAGAGAGTTCTTTTTTAGGAAATCAATAGCACTATTGACATCCAGAACCGGAGCAGTTTCTTTTGGTTTGTTGACCATAGCTTCTACTTTTGCCAAAGCATCTTCGCTCAAAGTGGAAAGCCATGCACGGTCACATTCAGCAAATTTGCCATTTGCTATCAATTGGTTTACTTTTTGTGTAGTGTCCATAGCATTTTTATTATGGTTATTATTAAATTTAGTACGCTGCATTTGTTGCAGGGTTTCGTAAGTCACATTCTTTCTAACTTCAACAGGATCCCCATTGAGGACAAGTTCATTTTTATCATCTACGGAATATGATTGCTTATACAGCTTAGGACTGTTATTAGATTGTCTATTCCGTATGCGATACACGAAAAAGTCGTCATGGACTTCTTCTACGAATGCAATGCGTACATCATTATCCAGTGAATTGACATAATTATAAACCATATCCATAATACCGTTTAACGAAACAGCATTATTCACCGGAATAACAACTTCCCCATTTTCATTCAACTTTTTGTACAAATCAAAATCGAGCATGTTTTCATTCTTTTGGTTACTATTATTTGAATTAACACGTATGCCACAACCATCATCCCAACTACAAGCTCCAACTTCATCCGGCAGTAAAGCCAAATGGTCAGGATAATATTCGGTGACAATACCTGTATATGTTTCATCATTCCATACACCGTCTTCCTCTTGTACCAAATTATATACCCCAACGGATACATCCATAGGATGTTGTGTTTGGATGTATGTTAAAGCCCTTGGTGAAACAGCTGCTACTTTCTGAACACTAATATAAGCATCTGCTTTCAATTTTCCATCTTCAAATCGAGTATTTTGTATAATTCCAACGTGTCTGGAAAGAGCCTGTTCATCATAAGCACTTATGTATTCCCCCTGATCATTTTGCGGATGGCTTATTACGACTGGAATACCGTTCCATTTTTCAGTGTTCTGGGAAAGATTTTCTGCCTTATGTAGTAATGGTCCACCGGATCCGTGGTGAACACCTTCAAGCATCATAACAACTGGAACAACATAATACTGTTGTTGCTCCAATACTTCTATTCGCAAAGCATAGTCAGCTGTTACTTGCTTACTATGTAAAATTAAAGTCTTTTCCATCAGTATATAGGTTCATATGGTAAAACAATACATCTACATTGTGGATGAACTGGTATCATATTTTCTGCTTCATCCAAACTAAACAACTCTCCGTGGTAAGATTGGCACTCTGAACATACCCTTTCGTCCCCAGCTGTCCTAAATTCAGCTTGTACATATACTCCTGC